GATGTCGTGGAAAAGTTCGCGGGCTTTCGCCTCTTCGTCATTGATTACATATTCAATCAATTGTTCAAAACGGTTCATATGGGAAACTCCTATAGGTAAAGTGTGCTGTTATTTACACACTAGGAGAAAAACACCAGGTTTAAGAGGTGAAAAAGGCGTATAAATGTAAAATTTATTACATTGCCGGAGGGGCAGGAGGAGGTGCATACTGTTTTCGCACCAGTTTGAGTTTTTCTTTAAACTCATAAGTTCTTACATCATTCATTTTTCTCAGTTTGTTGAGTTGACGTAATGTAAGACGAGTTTTACGCAAATCACTCTCTTGCGGCTGACTGTTGTCTTGCGACAAGTCTTGAAACGCTTCGGGGTCTTTGCGAAAAAATTCGTTTAACAGCATGTTGTTATTTATACTGCACCAGGGGCAGCAGCAGGTGCAGGTGCACCACCAGGAACCACAGGCACAGGTCCAGCACTAGCAGGTGCACCTGCACCGTTGGCAGCCATTCCAGCAACCTCTTCTCCTGTTTCAATGTCTGATTCCAAGGCACCTGGGGTAATACCAATGCTACGCATGTCTTGTCCTGCGTTGGTTTCCAGTTCAGGCTCGTCACGTTCTTCACGCCACATTTCTTCGTTTTCTGCAATTTCTTCTTCAGTCAGACCCAAGAAACGTTGCAACAAAAAGCGTTTGCTCATGTAAGGCAGTTGTTCTAACTGTGTAAATGCACCAATGCGTGTGGTGTCCAGTTCACTTTGACGGTAGCTGGCAAAGTTTTGAGGTGCATTAAACTTCAAATTAAACAGGCTGGAGTCTATGTTAAACCCACGCCATTTCATAAACATCTTGAATTCGTCGTCGAGTTTTTGCACAATTAGTGCTTGCAAACGCTCGCAATACTGATTGAATCTGTACTCTTGAATCAGTGCTGTGCCTACTTTGCCGTCGGTCATTGCACGGTCTGAATCGTCCGGTCCGGTGGGCAAGTAACTCGATGGCACACGCAAACCACGGGCCATTTTGTTATTGAAGTATTTCAAGTCATCAATTTCGCCCAGATTCTGTCCGCCTTGCAAAGTGTCTACACTGCTGCCACGTCCGTCTGCACCCTGTGGAAAAAAGTAGTCTTCGTTGATGCTGAGTGGATTGTATGATGCATCCATCATGTTGTTGCCGCCACCAGTCATTGTGGGAATTCTGCGCTGGTGCATTTCGTTTTTGACACGTTCCACAAACGCCATAGCCAAATGGCTGGGCATGTTGCCCACGTCAATTTTGAAGATTCTGCGTTCAGGAGCACGGCTCACACGATAGATCAACACAGCATCTTCTAACAGTTCTTTTTGCTTGAATACCTTGTAGATTTGTTCTAGTATACTGCGTCCAAACGGCCAGAATACATCCAGTCCTTCGTTCAAACTGATGTGTACTACGTGCTTGGCATCCAAGCAAACTTCGTTCATAGCAGTCATAAATCTGCTGTTGCCCACACCGCCTCCAGTGCCGCCATTGGGCATGGTGTAGTTGGCGTTGCCTGATATAGTGCCGGTCACAGGGTTGGTCATGTAATCTGTGGTGGTTTTGGCTGCTACAGTCATGTTTTGAAAGTTGGGGTTGATGTCACGGATCACATACTGCTCAGGACGCTTGCCTTCTGATTCGTTCACAATCACACGGGCAACCTTGCTCATGTCCACCCACATCATTTCAAATGTTTCTGGATCACGCACAAACAATTGATCGCCGTACTTGACAGTGTTACGGAACAATTTAAAGATACGCTGGTCCAGCTTGTTTAATTTGATCCACTGTTGCAGTTGCTTTTTAATAATTGACACTTCGTTGTCTGTGGGCTTGTCACGATAATCAACTTCAAACGGTGTGCCGTTTTGCTCGTTCATCTGAGTAGAGAACTCAGCAATAATGTCCAAACAAGCATTGATCTCTGAATCCATGTCCATATTTTCGTATTGATTGTAACGTTCAATACGATTGGGGTGTCCGGAATAAACTTCGGGCAGTCTCGACGCATAGTTACGGAAGATAAAATCCGCAGGCATGCCGGTATCTGTGCCGTCGTTTTTGGTATATCCAGGAAGTCCGTATTGGTTCCTGCCTGAAATAGGGCTCATAACACCTGTGGTGTCTGCTACTTTGAAATACTTGCGCCAGCCGGGTTGTTTGGGTTCTGCCATAGTTTATTATTTATTGTTAGTTGCTGGCCACGGCAGCCATTCGCTCACTGGCTGTGGCTGTGGACTGCATGCTGCGGCGCATGTCTTCCAACAGTCCCACCATTTGTTGTTGCAGTCCTGTATTGACTTGATTTTTCATTTGTTCAGCAAGTTGATTGATGTTGGCCACGGCCGACTTGAATTCTTCGCCCATGCCATCTTTGAGAGTTTGCCCAATTTGTTCTGCTGCTTCTTTGTTGATTTCCAGTTTGGGCATATCGCCCAGCAATGCTGATTGCCCAGATGCCGATGCAGGTATGGCATTATTTTTGATGTTGTCAATCTGCTTGAGTATCTCTCCTTGACTGTCGATCAATGCTTTTTGCGCAGGCCCAGTATTCATCATGCCTGAACTCATGTCTGCATAAGCAGTTTTAAAATCGTTGCCAGCACCCGACTTAGAGTTGATTCGCATGCCTGAGGTAATACTGTCAATCACCTTGAGCATTTGCTCTTGTGTGTTCAACATTTTTTTCTGAGACTTTTCACCGCTGACCATGTTGAACAACTTGGACAAATCAGCATTTTCATCTTTGTTGAGCACACGCTCGCCCTTGTGCAATTGTGCAATAATGTCTTTGGGCTCAAACAACGAGCCAACTTCTCCTGAGGTACCGTGTGCTCTAGTAACTGGAGGCGGGAACATAGGATTGTACATGCGTGGCGGACGTGGCTGATTTTGATTCTGTTGCTGATTTTGTTGTTGCTGATTCTGTGCAGGTGGCAGGTTAGGATTTTGTTGTTGCTGATTTTGTTGTTGTTGATTTTGCGGAGGTGGATTTTGATTTTGCTGACGTTGCTGCCGCTGTTGCTGTTCGTTGGCTCGTCGAGCACGTTCCTCTTCAGCACGGCGGTTTTCTTCAGTAGCATACGGCGGCAATGGTCTAGGAAGTACAGGTGTTGGATTACCACCTAGCCCAGCCTCTTTGTTGAAACCTCGGGCTACTTTTGCAAGTGTGTCATTAAATGCCATTTGCACTTTTTGCAACATCTCAGCAGTGGCCTGTGGTAGACCGGTGTTTACAAATTTCTGAAACTCCAACATGGTTTCATTTTGTATCTTGCGCAACTTGGCCTGATCGTCCAGTAGGGTTCCAGTGTTGTCAATTTGTCCTTGTTGTTGTTTTCGTGCCTCTGCCATTGTTGTAGCAAAATTCTTAGTGGCCATTGTCTGGGCATTCATTGAAGTGGTATACTGTACTGAAAAATCTTCAAGAACACCAGCCTGTGCAGCGGGTCGCATTTTCACACCAAACTCGCCGGTCTTTTTAAGCATTTCTTGCATGCCTGCATCAAGCATTTCTTCTGAGCCTTTGTACATGCCAGACTTGATATTGTTGATTTGCCGGAGCATTTCTCCTTGGCTGCCGATCAGACCTTTTTGTGCTGCATCTGTGTTGACCATGCCCGAAGTCATGTCTGCATAAGCAGCGGCCATGTCTTTGCCGGCTGCTCTAGCCACCATGAATCCTGTTTGTAACTGTTTGGCTTCTTCGGTTTTGCCTTCTGCAATCAACTGATCTATTGTGGCTGCAAAACGTTGATTTCGCATGGCTTCTTCGAGTGCATCTTCTTGTTGCTTGCGACTGATACCAGTGACCTTGGTCAATGCATCTTGTTCTTGAATATACTTGTAGGCCGACTGCCCCATTGCAGCATAGTCTTTGGTTGCACCCAGTGCCAGTCGACTTTGAATTTTAGCATAGCCCAATGCTGCTTCGGCTTGTGCATCTTGATCCAGTCCCAGTTTGCGTAATGATTCGTCATTCTCTCTCAATGACGCAGTTAGCCCAGCAAATTGTTTTCTACCCTGCTGTACTGTGCCGCCCATGGCTGCCAATGACTCAGCACTTTTACTTGCCATCGCGAGAAATTGATCTAATTTGTTGACATTCAAGCCTAGTTTTTGTATGTCCTCAGCCAGTCCCTCAATGCCATCAGCACCCACAGCACCACTTTCGGCCAATTGACTAAAAGCACTGTATAAAGCATCACTTTGCTCGTTGGCTGTGGTTACTAGTTCAGCACCTTGTTTTAAAAATTGTGTGGTTAAAAAAGTTAACCCAGCAACCACACCCTTCATTATTGCACCACCAGGCACCAACAAACTCAATCCTACTGCTGCCATTTGTGCAGCATCAACCATTTTGTTAATAGACTGGTTGAATACTGCGGCACCTTGTTCGCCACGGTACATGGCACGAGTATAGTCTCCCACTGCCTCAGCCAAATTGCCCATGATGCCGGTGGCTATCTGAACTTTGAATCCAAAGTTTTGTATGCCAGTTTGTGCTTCCAACAGTCGTTGATTGGTTTCGGGCAAAATGTACCCGAAACGTCGCATCTGTTCGTTTACTTCTTCTGTGATCCTGGCGAGATTTTCTTCTGGTGTCATGGTAATATACCTATAAGTAGAACTATATTTATAGGTATCAAAATGACCCAAACATCCAATCCGTTACGCCAATTTTTTAGACAACCGGCAATCTATCTGAAATTGCCCAGTGCTGGAAGATTTTGGCCAGCAGCATCATTGGAGTTGCCCGCCAATGGGGAGTTACCAATCTACCCAATGACTGCCATTGACGAAATAACTTATCGCACACCTGATGCGTTGTTCAACGGTCAAGCAGTGATCAGTGTGATACAGAGTTGCGTGCCTGCTATTAAAAATGCATGGCATGTGCCCAACATTGATCTCAGCCCGTTGTTGATTGCCATACGCATTGCCAGTTACGGTCACGAAATGAGTTTAAACACTGGCTGCCCTGCATGCAATCACGAAGAAGAATATTCACTGGACTTACGCATGGTACTGGATCGCCTCAGCTCACCAGATTTTAGCAAAACAGTCAATCACGGCGATTTAGAAATTATTTTCAAACCAGTCAACTACGAACAACAAAATCAAAGCAGTATTGCACAATTTGAGCAACAAAAGATTTTGAGTATGCTGCCAACTTCGGAATTGTCTGAAGAAGAAAAAATAGATCGATTGACTCAAGCAATGAAAATCATCACAGATCTCACAATAAACATTGTGACTCAAAGTATTGCTGCTATCAGAACACCCAACAGTGCTGTTACAGACACAGCACAAATTGAAGAATTTTTAAGAAACTGTGAAAGCAAGATTTACAATCAAATTAGAGAGCATGTGATATCATTGAGACAACAAAGCGAAATACCGCCAATGAAAATAAAATGTACTGAATGCAATAACGAATTTGACCAGCCTGTAGATTTGGACATTGCAAATTTTTTCGCATCCGCCTCCTAATCTCTTCTCCTGAGCAAATCAGTTCATATGTAGACAGCCTAGATCGGGAGGCTGAACAAATCCGGGCAGAAAGTTTGAGACTGTCTTGGTACATGCGTGGAGGTGCCAGTTACAACGATGTCATGCAAATGAGTTCTACAGAAAGAAAATTAATAAATGAACTGGCCAAAGAAAACATTGAGACAACTAAGAAATCTAACTTGCCTTATTTTTAATGGATAACGAAACTGTCACTGCTGATATACTAGCCTGGAGTGAAACTTTTGTAGAAGTTCCTCACCCAGCACTGGGTGGCTGGCCACCTTGCCCGTTTGCACGACAAGCCAGACTCAACAGAACCATTCAAGTGTTGATTGGTTCTGATCCTTACTTTGATTTACGCAACAGAGCAAGATGGGGCATGGGCCAGTACGAAGTCATTGTGTATGCTTATGATCCTGCAGAGTGGCCGTACGAACGTTTTCACACGGCTATTGAAACAGCCAACACAGAATTTTTGTTGCGCAAAGATTTGTTGGCATTGGAAGATCACCCTGCAGATGTAGAAGATGTCAACGGTGTTATAATGAATCAAGGCAAGTATGCACTGGTACTGGTACAAAGCCTAAGCAAATTAAATATAGCCGCAAAACAAATGGGGTCAAAAGGATTCTATCACACCTGGCCCGAAGAGTACCTGACTGGATTGTTTAGACATAGACAGGATCCCAGATGAGCAGTTATCAGTTTGCTAGAATAGATCTGAGTAAAACCAACTACAGCATAGACATAGAATGGATGTACATAACCCGGCCAGACATACCTGCGCTGAATGCCATCTATCGTGACTACTGCGTGTACAAAAAGTTTTCAAGTGTGATGCCCATATTTGACAGTAGATATACTGATCCAATGACTGATGTGATTGGATACTATGATCAGGCCAAGTTAGTAGCATTCTCGCTGATCAAACGCTATGACGAACACAATGCATTGTGCGATCAATTTGCATGGACTTATCACAATCCCCGACTACGCATGGGCATAGAAACAATGAAAACTGAATGTGCCATATACAAAGCACGAGGCTTCCGGTACTTGTACCTTGAACAAGCACACTTGTACAAAAGCGAAATAGACGGATTTGAAATCTTAGGACCACTGGAGTAACACATGGATTTATACACAATTTGGGCAGACAAAGAGGGAGACATCTCAGACATTGACTGGGTCAACGGAATGAAAAGTTTCTTTGATCATTTAGTCGAAGAGGGCCGGATGGAAACCTATAGAATCACACGTTGCAAAATGGGATTCCGTAGTATTGCAGACATGCCTGAATGGATGATCATTATGGAGTTCCGTGACATGGGCCAAATGGACAGTGCATTCAAACGTGTTGCTCCACTCAAAGGCGATCTTGAGGCCAAACACAAATCATTCAATCAGTTTGTTAGTGGCAACATTCAACATGCACTGTTTAGAGATTGGCCAGATACCAACTTAGACGATTAAAGATCTCTAACGAGATCTGTTGATTTCACTTCGTTCATCAACGTATTGTCTTCTAAGTATCATCTAGATACTGTGGTCATAATTCACCGTATGCACGGTGAATTGAATGCATCATCTGAGTGACCGCAGTCATCTATTGTAATGAGATTGTTGTTTCCAACACGGAGGCGGTTGACCGGTACCCCCTACTCAAGCTTCACATATCAACGGAACCCTAGTAACCCGAAATAGATCCAAGTCCTATGAGCAGGGGTTGCTTTTTCTCATCGCCCCAACCATTTGCTGCCTTAAGTTAACAGTTGCCTTTGACGCCCAAGTCTGCACCGGGTATTGCACCGTTGCTCAATGGGATTGGGTCAAACACCCAACACAGAGTCGTGATTAAATTTTATCTTTGATGTGTGAGCCATGCACACGTACTTGTATATGGCCGTTGTAATAATCTGCTGATTCCAATACTCTTCTACTGAATTGCTCTCGTGCCTCAATATAACTGCACTCACTCTTGCTTTTGCAATAATAAAGTATTTCTCTGGAGAAGTTTTCGGTGCCTAGTTTGATTACGTCTGCGGTTAATTCTGGGCTTGACCCGTAGTACTCACGCCAATCTGAATCGATCTTGGTGCGTATCTTTTTCCGCTTTTTGATGCCGTTCTTTTGTTTTACTGTCTTGTACGTTGTTTTACTAAATTTCGCTAATTTTTTGCCTATGTACTTGCGTCCAGATAGATTATTTGTGATCTGATAAACAAATCCCACACATTCTTCGGGCAGTGTCTCAACTGGGGTGTCTTGATAAAGCCATGTCATGTGAGTTTTTTACGGATTTGCCTTTCGTGTTATAGTTATCTATATTACCACAAACATGCATATTTTTCATCTACCAAAGAACTTCGGCATTTGGTCTGGCATTCCTGCCATTTAAACGACTGAAATTCTGTGGTCCAAAAATCATCTGCCAGTACGTCTGTTATTGTTTTTGTGTTTAAATCAAAGTTTTCTGCTATTTGCTGCCAGTCTGAATTGTGATTGTATCTGTTGGCTACCCAACAGCAGGGAAATAATCTGCCGCGAGCATCAATGTACAAGCCTTTGTTGCCTATCTCGCATAACGGTGTTACTCCGTTACGACTTTTGGTTTGATTGAATAATCGTTTGTTTGTCAGTGGAATTGTTTGCCATGAGCCTGTGTCAGTCAATGCAACTGAGTCTCGTTCAAAGCGATGCGAGTTGCTGACAAATCTAACACTGGGTTGCAGTGGATCGTCTGTGCCGTAGGACGGATACATGCTGCCAAACTTTGTGCTTTTGGTCAACTGAAAACGATCAACCCCCAGTTGTTTGGCAAACTTCTGCATATGATCCAAGTGGTCTTCGTTGAATTTAAATGCAATGGCAGCCCAGATTATCTTGCATGCACTTGCGGTTCGCAATGTTTGTAATCCTGTAATGATACTATCCCAATCACTGTTCACACGATACAAGTTGTTGCTGGCATTGTCATAACCGTCAATGCTGAAATGCACACTGTCGTTGTGATCCAACAGTTGGCCTAGGTCATGCCACCAAGATAGTTTTTTGTGACTGCCATTGGTGATGATCACAATCTCAATGGGCTTGATGTCTTTGAGATATTGTATCACTGGTATCAAGTCATGTGCATACACAGGATCGCCATCATCGCCGCAGAACGTGATTTTCTCTACATTTGCTTGCACAAACTCTGGAGTAAAATTACGTTTGAAAAACTCCAAGTCTAATTCAGTATTGACCAATCCGTCGGGCACTTCTTGGCGAGCACAGCGAGGACACCGCAAGGTACACTTGCTGGATATCTCTATGTGAAAATGCCAAGTGGCTAACATAATTCAACTTCTCTCTGCCACTGTTGATCAAACACAGTACCCGCACTGGTAACGCCACAGGTTGCAGAACACATTGGATCCTGAGTAGGGATCAAGTTGATGTCTGTAACAAAATCTTTTTGTCTTGCTCCCAGCCAACAGCAGGGACCAATGTTTCCTTTTGCGTCTATATAAACACTTTGATCTTTTAACGCACGACAATCAACCGCGGTTGTGGTTGATACAATTGGTTGCCAGTTGGTGGGAAATTGCAATTGCTCAGTAAACGGACGTTTAGATACTTTGGCTCTAAACCATTTAAAGCCCATGGCTTTTGCTAAACGTTCACATTCATCAACTTGATGTTGATTGTGTCGATATACCAACATGTCCCAATGTGCTGATCCACCAGCAGCAATGTACGCTTCAACATTGTGCATGAGTCTGTGCCAATCAACACCTTGACGATATGTTGCGTTGGTATCTTCTAATCCGTCAATACTAAACACACAGTAATCTTGTGACTGATTAAAAATACGTGCCAGCTCATGCCACCATATGGTATTTTGCAATCCGCCATTGGTGTTCATGCCCAACACAATATTTTTATTGAGGCGGCGAAATTCTCTATAGATGTCTAAAGTGTATTTGCCAGCAGCTGGATCACCGTAGTTGCCGCACATGAACATTTTGTCTAACTGTGCAATAAGGTCAACATCAAAAACTTTTGTGATTTTCCGCAGGTCCAGGTGATGTTGTGATTTTTTATCAAAATCACGATCAGTTTCTCTAGCACACAACGCACATGTGGCCTGACAAACATCAGTAGGTTCTAAGTGCAACACTTTTATTTCACGCAAGATCTATATCCGTGTTGTAACTGGTGAATCCATTTTCTTTGACCACTTTGAGTATGTTCTCCACACGTCCTGCAAGCTCATCTCTGTGACTCACAAGCCAAATGCTCTTGTTACGTTCGCGAGTCATTTTCTTCAACAAGGCCAAACTGGCTTCCACGCCCTGTGTGTCCAGACCCGAATCGATCATTTCGTCGATAAACAAGATGTTGATAGGATGATACAAACTTTCCCATACATCACGGAATGCCCAACTCATACTGAGTATCAGTCTATTGCGTTCACCACGACTCAAATTGTCAAAGTCCAGTTCGCGTCCCAGTTCTTCAATGCTCACACTCAAGTCGTTTTGGAACTTTACTGTGTGTGGCAGTCCAATACGATCCAAGTAATGTGTAAGGCGTGCGTTCAAGTAGCTCAAGTTCTGATCAATGATCTTCTTACGAACAAATGAATCTTTGCTGGTCAACAGTTTGAGCAAGAACTCTTGATGGTCTTGTACTTTGGTCAGTTCATTGATTCGGTTGTAGTCAACTGTCTGCAGGGCCTGTTGTTGCATGTCCTCGATCTGTTCACTGTAAGGATCAGTTTCAGCATGCTTGCTGGTGATCTGTTGTAGTAAGTTGTTGACCTGGGTAGAATGTTTGATGGCCTGTGCTTCTGTGTCGTAGTGTGTGACTGGTGGTGCTCCCAGGTCCACAGGCATATAGCCTGACAGTTGTTCAATATAAGGATCTGTTTCTGCCGACTTGTCTGTGATCTTCTGCTGAATATTTTCCAATTCGCTACTGTGTCGAATTGCTTCTGCTTCAGTTCGATAATGTGTTGTGGGTCGGGTGCCCAACTCGCCTAATTTTAACAATGCATCTGTGTTTTCTATCCATTGGCCGTTGATAGCCAAGTACTGCAACGCTGATTCTTGTAGCAGTTTACGCTTGGCCGCCAACACAGTTTCATGAGCACCATCATGAAACTCTTGACCACAGGCATAACACTTGTGTGCTTCTAGTTCAGCAATCTCTGCCTTGAGTTTGTCAGATGTCTTTAGTTCTCGTGTTTCATCTGCTACACAACGAGCAATAAGTTTTTCAAGTTCAGCAATGTCCTTGGCTCGTTGATTGTATGCGGCCAAGTCTTGATGTGCTTGCAGTTCTGCAACAATATTGATGTGACTGAGTTTGTTATAACTGTCTTGCAAAGCAGCCGTTTCTTTGGCTTGGGTTTGTTGCCAGGCAGTTTGATATGCCAGCAGTCGATCATGTGCATCTGCTTGTTTTTTACGTTCGTTCCACACAGCAAGATCTTTGTGTGCCAACAACTCTGCTTCAATATTGACTCGAGCTAGATCATCGTACTGACCCACTAGATAAGCCAAGTCACTGTCGTATTTCTTTTGCCAAAGACCTTGTCGTCGACGCAGGCTTTCAATTTGTTCTTCGATACGTTTGTTGGCTTCTTGCACAGCACGTACTCTGAACTCTTCAGAGGTGATTGAATCTTTTGTGGCCTTGTTGAGTTCTTTGATACGTTCAGCACGTTCACTCAACACAGTAATACCCAACAACTGTTCAATGATGGTTCGTTGCTCATTGGCTTTCAAACTCAAGAATGGTTCGGTATATGTGTTCAAGGCCAAGATATGCTTGAACATGTCGTGGCTCATGCCAAACACATGTTCAATGGCATCCTGTGTTTCTCTGCTGTCGCCTTGTGCATCATCTGTGGCAGTTTGTTCTTCACTGTCCACATAGAAACGTAGCACATTGGGCTTGCGTCCACGTTCAATCTTGTATGTTTTACCGTTGACAGAGAAGTCCAAACTAACCAACATTCCTTTGCCGTTGGTTTTGTTCACAAGGTTATCCTTGCGAATGTTGCTCAAAGCCTGTCCGTACATGGCATAACTCAAGGCATTGATGATTGTGGTCTTGCCAGTGCCGTTGCGGCTGCCGTCGCCGCCCAGGTCCAAGTTCTCACCCAGTACCAATGTAAGGTCTTGGCGGTCAAAGTCAATGCCTTGTGTGGCATTGCCCACACTCATGAAGTTCTTGACAGTGAGGTTTTTAATTTGGATCATAAGTTTTGATATATTTGCAACAGCAGTTTGTTGTCGTAGAATTCTGATTCAATGTTTGTGAGTTGGTCAGTGACAATTTGATCCACTGATTCAAATTTGACATCACCAGGTGCAAGGTCCACATCCACTCCGGCAGTTTTGTTTGGGATCAGGGCCATTTCACGTAAACTATAGTCTCGGATAAATGTTTCTTTGATAAAGTTGGCTTCTTCGTATGATATCTCAATGTCCAAGTTTACACGAACATGCATCTTGGGTGCAAGCAAAGTGGCTGCATTGTCGATCAAGTTAGCAAGCCCATGAACCCTGTATCGAGGCTGACTAGGCCAAGCATGGAACTCTGGCTCTTTGCCCCATTCCAATATCATCATGCCACGCTCGTCATCTCCGGCGTCGGCATAGTTGTGTGGAAAGCAATTGCCAATATACGTAATGTTGTTGGCAGTTTGGCGTTTGTGGAAGTGTCCAGTGAACACATGATCAAAACCGCCAAAGTCTCCACGTTGTACTGTACCGTGATCTGGCATTTGTACCATGGCATTCATGTAGTAGCCGGGCAATTCAAAATGCCCAAACATGTACTTGCCTGTCAGTTTAGGGATACGTTTGTGGTCATCACCGCATAGCCAAGGAGCAATAACAACGTCACCGTCACTGAACCAATCATTGCAAATTTGAACTTTTGGCAAATGTTTGGCCCACTCCACACTTTGAATATCTCGCTTGTCTCGATAATAAAGATCATGATTGCCAGGAATAAAATATACACGATCAAAGTTGTCATTCATGTGCTCCAAGGCCCGGAGACTGTAACTCAGGGTAACTATATTTAAGCTGGCCCTGTTGTTGTGCCAGTCGCCCAGGAACATGCAGGTTTCGCAACCTTGTTCCCGGGCCTTGGCAGTTGCCCATTTGACAAAGTCCAAGCAGTCTTCGTTGTGCATTTGACTGTTGGACTTTAATCCAAAATGTATGTCTGTGAAGACCGCGGCCTTGTTGAATAAATTTGTCATTTGCAATTGTACACTAATTTCTGGTGTTATTCAAGCTGCGATTCAGCCAAAAAATCTGGATACCCCATTCCAGTTGCCAGGTCAAAATGACTGGTCAACATGTTTTGTTTTCTTCTTGAATCCAAGCGAGTCATTTTGGCAACCCAGTCCAGTCCATCCACCGGCAATGCTTTCTGGATTGAATTGGCAATATTTTGTAAAGTTTGATTGGGATGATTATGATATTTTTTTACCACTAGGTCCTTGACAGTTTGCGTAACTCGGTCATATTGCAGATGCTCTGGGCTGGACAACATCTGAAGGGTCAATGGTAATTTTTTATTTTCGGCCCAAGACAACAACTCATCAAGGTAAAGTACATTTAGGTTAGACACGGTGACCTGTCCTGATATTTTGAAAATTTCAGGGTTGCAAGATAAAAATAAATCAACATGGTGATCAACCTCTGCCCAAGTGCCGCCACGTATGATTTCGAATCTTTTGCCAATATCATCAATGCTCAATGAAATTGTAACTTCTTTAAATTCATGCATTAGTTCAATTAACTCAACAGGAAACAACGAACCATTGGTGTTGAAATGCAATCTTTGTTTGCTAGCCACACCTGATTGGATACTTGTTTGCAGCAACTCTTTGAATTGTTTGTTCATCAAGGGTTCGCCACCGTAGATATCAATATATTCCAACGTTGGCCAAAGATCAAAGATTTCTTTAGACTTGTTAGAATTAAACCATTGTGTACTGGAGATTAATTCAAACAGCTTTTGTTTTTCAAACTCATTGGGTGCATACGCTAATTCTTCTTGTGCCCATAGGCTACTTTTGTCAGGACCGCAACTGCGACATTTGAAGTTACACACAGTGCTGGGAAAAACAACCAAACTTCTAATTTTGGGCTGTTCAAGATATTCAGTAAAAAACTCTTCTTTGTGTGTTTTATTACGCCACTGTCTCAGACTGCTGAATCCTTTGGATTCAGATGTCCAACAGACATCACAACTTGATGGATATTCCCCAGACAAAAGTTGCGTTCGCAATGAATTTATTTTGTCAGAATTAAAAAATTCAACAATGGTGCCGTCCTGAGCGTATTCAGAATTAAAACAACAAATTTTAGAAACACCCATATATTCAGAATGAAACCAAGGCAAAGAACAAATAGAGTTCACACTGATCATGTTGCTATCGTCAAACGGTTCTGAATCAAGATCGGCAATCATAAATTCAATATCATTGTCAATAACTGGATTATTGGTTTCTGCACAACAAACCAAAACAAAACATCTACTGACGTCAAACAAGTCAGCTGCATACTGTAAATATGCCAGTGTTTTTGCACCAACAGATTGTCCTGTGTAAAAAACTATACGCTCGTCTGGTTCAAATACTTCTTTGTATTGATTTTTAAAAACTGTAAAGCCCACAGTGGGTCGGACAGCAATTGATGCCAAGTCTATAAATTCAAGAACTTTGAATTTTTTACAAAGTTCTTGTTTGAGTTCCTCTGAAGTCAGCTTACTCTTCATAGGTGGTAGTAACTGGACCGCTCATGGCTTGCATGCTTGCCTTGCCAGAGTTCTGTCGTGTCCAGCTGGGGTTGAGTCCGTTCATTTCAAGAATGTCATCACGGATGTTTTGATTTTTCTTTTCAATGTTCAGGATGCGAGTAAAGCTATTAGTGATAGCGGCAGTATAATATGCAAAAGGGTTCTGCGATTTTGACTCGTCAAATTGCAGTCCAATTTGGCTGAGTTGTAACAGGGCTTGTCCACGCATTTCTTCATTGTAAGTGTATCCTCTCCAGTTTGATCTTGTGGCATAACGTTCACACAGTTTCATAAACATGGTGGCCAGTTTGCGTGTCATGTTGCCGTGATCCTTGCAGAACTCGCCTGTATCTAAATCGCCCTTCCAGTGGCTTTTGCCCACCAGCACAGGGTTCTTGTCTTCATCCAATCTGTAATGCCAGAACGGGGGAAAGTTAACTCGCATGTGTGTGGGATCCAGCACAACGTCCTCTACAAGGTCCGCTAGCGGATCTTCTGTGACATCATCCAAGTCCAAAATGTCTTCAATCTTTTTCTTTTTAGTGGCAGTTTTGGGCACTTTCTTGGGTGCCATGGGTATGTGTTCCCAAGTCATGATGCGAAAAACCACCTCCGTATTGGGTATTTTTTTGGGATCAATCACCTCACCAGTTTCACGTTTGTGACGGTCAGCACGATTGCGGCGTGCTTCTGCAATGGTCTTTTGATTGATTTTGCTCACTGAAGGCAGGATCATGTCAAACTGATGATCAGTTGTTCGGTCCTGAAATGAGCAGTAGGTGTTTTTGCTGAGATGTATTTCTTTTAAAATGTCACGGTTGTTAAGGTAGTTAACCTTGGCTGCGGGTTTTGCGATTAAAGTCATCGGCGGGGTTTCTCCAGATATGTACTTATTGTAGCACATTTACAACAGTTGTCAACCTGATCTTAAACTGCGTGGTTAAAAAATTGGGTAAATAAGGCATAGGAATAAGAAATGGCCACCACAAACGCCCCTGCTGAACAAAACCCCGCAGTTGACCCAGAACTGCCTCAGCCACCAACGACTGTACCGGGACCACCTGTAAGAGATCCTGCGCCATTGTCAACGTTGCCTCTCACTGATGTAAATACATTCCCTCCAGTGGCCTTTGTTGACGCAACACCTGCTCTTGTACCACTTGTGCCTACCGATGTAAATTCATTCCCTCCAGTGGCCTTTGTTGATGCAACACCTGCCCAAGTTAACCCTGCACAGGATCCAGGGGCAACGAGTCCGTTTGGTGGAAACACCTTCAACGATGCTGCTGCTAGAACCACACAAAGAGATCCAGTAGATCCAGCTGCTGACCCAGGTGTGAGATCACCTTTTGGTGGAGACGCCTTCACCGATGCTGCTGCTAGAACCACACAAAGAGACCCTGTGGATCCAGCTGCTGACCCAGGTGTGAGATCACCTTTTGGTGGTGGTGCATTTAATGATGCAACAGCAAGAACTCCTGCACCTGTGGACCCTGCACAGGATCCAGGTGCTAGATCACCGTTTGGCGGTGCAGCCTTCAACGATGCAGCCGCAAGAAATCCTGAAGCAGCAGTAGATGCTGTGGCCGCTGCTGATGCAGCTCAGCAAAGAGTCACCGAACAACGACTACGAGAACAACAGGCCATACAGGCACAGTTCCAATCGCCAGCCAATGGCGATTGGAGAGTGAAATTAAAACTGTCACCTCAGGCCACATACCTGTACAAAGACAGCAAGGCAGATTCAATTTTGGCACCGCTGGCGGCCAGTGATGGCGTGGTGTTTCCTTACATGCCTGACATACAGACCACATACAACGCCAACTATGACACCACAGATTTAGTACACAGCAACTACCGCGGATATTTCTACAAAAATTCATATGTGGGCGATATCAACATCACTGGAGTATTCACTGCACAAAATACTCAAGAGGCCAACTATCTCTTGGCAGTGATACATTTCTTTCGTAGTGCTACAAAAATGTTTTATGGAGAAAAAGATTCATTGCGTGGAGCACCACCGCCCTTGGTGTATTTGTTTGGATTGGGACAATATCAATTCAACGCACATCCTTGTGTGATTCGCAGTTTCAACTACAGTTTGCCCAATGATGTAGATTATATCAGAACCAAACCCAACAACTACAATGTCAACTTCAACAACACATTGCCCAAAACACAAAGTGGCGGCAATCCCATATCTGCAGTGATCAGCAGATTGAGAAATGCCTTGTTGCCCAAAGGTGCGTTGCCCAATGTTCCACAAGAATTGTTGACAGTGAGTCAGAGTGTCAGCAACATAGACAACTCAACTTACGTGCCTACCAAAATCACAGTGACCGTCAGTTTGTTGCCCATTCAAACAAGAAATCAACAAAGCCAACAATTCAGTGTCAGCGGATTTGCCAATGGTGATTTACTCAAAGGAGGGTTCTGGTAATGGCCAATTATGATTCAACCAGTCCTTATTTTCTCACAGGATACAATCAGTTTTATCTTGATGTCATGGTGGATAGACCCATACCCAAAGAAAGCGATGATTTGAGTTTCAGCATCAACCTCACATACCAATATCGCCCTGACTTGCTGGCACATGATTTGTATGGTGATTCTAGACTGTGGTGGGTATTCTATCAACGCAATCCCAACACACTCACAAAGCCTCCAGTGGATTTTGCAGTAGGTACCAACATTTACCTGCCCAAAATTACCACACTCAAATCTGTGTTGGGATTCTAACATGGCTTACGGACCAGCAGCACCACCAGTTCTCCCCAACACAGTGGAAGAACAAAGACGTCAGATATCTGATTATCAAATACCCACTCCTCAAAACAGTGACACTGGGCAAAATTTTGTAAATCAAACCAACACCAATATTCGAGATGCTATTACAGCAACTCGAACCGCCCCAACCAACAACAATAACAACAACAACACACCGCTCAATGCCACTGATAGAAGCAACTCAACAACCAACCCTTCAACAGTGCAAGACGATGGAACATTGCCAGAGGTAACAGTCACAGCAGCTCAAACTCGGGTTGATGTGTCTGGCAATCTGTCAGCCAAGGATGACATAACGCCTCAGCCCAATGTGCTGGATAGATTTGCTAGTTACACCTACAGTGCTAGTGTGTATCTAATGAGTGCCAGACAGTATGAACGACTGTTGCTCAGCAATAAAAAGAACATCAACGGATACTTTTTGTTGTTTCAAAGTGGCGGTGCACCGGTCAACAAAGGTGGATTCTTGGGCAAAGGAGCAGGCTCAGTAGGAGGACAAGATCCTAACGCTGATTTTGCATATGACTCCCCTGATGATTACGGACGTAATCCAGCGTTTCCCCAAGACTTTTACATTGATTCCATTACCATAGACAATGCAATGCCAGGTCAACAGACTCAAGCCGCACACATGGTCACTGATTTAAAATTTACTGTGGTAGAACCTGGCAACATCACACTGCTGGATAGGTTGTATCGTGCAGTACAGGACGCTGGACAAGTAAATGATTCCAACCAACCAGTCAACTACACAGCAGCGGTGTATCTCATGGTCCTACGTTGGTACGGATATGATATTGATGGCAACTTGGTGCAAGTGGGTGCTGCTGATCCCAACACAGGACTCACTGATCCCAATGCTGTGGTTGAGAAGTTCATACCGTTTCTTATTAAAAAAATCAACTGGAGTGTGAGTTCAAAATTGGTCACCTATGATTTTGAGTGTGCGCCGGTGGCACAAATGGTTGCCGGTTACACACGTCGTGGCACAATACCTTATGATGCACAATTTACTGCGTCATCGGTGCGTGAGTTACTGGGCGGCGAATTGCAATTTGTTACTACGCCTGTTGCAGTTAATAACACTTCAAGTAGTTACACTAGTTCTCCTCCCAAAGCATCAGGTGCTCCTACCTCTAGTCAAACAGTCAAACAAGGACTCATGCAGGCCATGAATGCATATCAACAAGAGTTGGTTAAAAAAGGCAAATACGAAGTGGCTGATACTTATTCTATAGAATTTGATGAAAACCCTGACTATCCTGATCTCAACATTGCTGATGCAACGTTAAGATTGCCTGGCAGCACAGTCACTCAAAGTAGAACGTCAATGAACGTTGCACCCAGCCAAGATGCCAATCAGGCATTGAATCCTGAAACTGACGCAATGAAGATCAGCAATCGCAACTGGAGTGTTACTGCTGGTATGCAAGTGATACAGGTGATTGATCTGGTGATTCGCAACAGCAGTTATATTACCAAACAACAATTGACCACCATAGATGCCAATGGTGTTGACCGACCTGATGCTCAAGCACAGAAAAAACCCATGTCTTGGTTTAAAATAAGCATGGAAGCAAAACAAGGCAAATATGACAAATTACGCAGAG